ATAAATCTGTCAATTGAAGAACAGTCTGGATTTATTTTGGAAATACCATCGGATGTTGTAAGTTCACCGTTAGACATTCTGTTTTTTGGCGATTATGGACTTACATTGGAAGTGCCATCTGCTGGAGGGGAATCGTTTGGTGGCGGCTTCTTTTGAAGCGTTCTTGCATATTGGAAAATATGTTGTACTTTTGATAAAAAGCGCAATCCTATATGGCAACCAAAGGGGAGGGTCGTTTGTCAAAATCAAAGGACATCGTTGCAGGCGTTAAGTTGAACGAACAGCTTGTCAACGTCACCAAGAAATTCGGGAAGACCAATGTCCCTAAAGAGCCCATCAGGTTCACTAGGAACATCACTCCCCTTATACAGACCGTGTTTGAGAACTTTTTTAACACGGTGAACAACAACCATGTCGTGGCCAAGCTGATGGAGATCAGCAACATGGAGTTCTACACCACGAAGATGGCCCACTGCTCCTCGTTGAAGATCACGGAAAAAGAGGACCCCAACAGGGTCGTTACGTTCACGTTCAAGAATCAAAACTTCTCTTTCTACTTCAATTGGGAGAAGGCTTGGGACAGCAAGATATATTACTATGCCAACATCTCCTCCAAGGAGCCGCTGTCAATGACGGGTGAAGAGATATACAACCTGTTTCTTCAATTGGCCTTGGATGTCAGTGATCTGAAGGGAAAGTGCATTGACCTGAAAATGGGGGTGTATTGGGAGAAGTTCAACTTGAAGAAGACGACATTCGATGATGTCTTCATACCCGATGCTCAAATGCATGATTGCAAGATGTTCATTGACGTCTTTGATAAGAGCAATAACATGTTGCGTTATCTGATGGTCGGGCCTCCGGGCACTTGCAAAACGGAAATGACCACCGCCATAGCCAATGAGTTGTTGGAAAAAGGGGTGACCATCATCAAGATAAGCATCGATGAGTACATGTCGGACTGCATTCAGTTCGCATCCTATCTGTCGCCATCTCTTGTGCTACTGGATGACATAGACCTGATGTTAGGTAATAGGAACTCCGGGTCATACACGCACAATCTTGGCATTTTCTTGGATGTTATGGATGGGGCCAAGAAGATCGCTAAGGACGTGGGCTTCATCGCTACGACCAATTCCAACCACCTTTTGGACATGGCTGCTCAGCGTCCGGGTCGATTTCATAGGATATTGAACTTTAGCAAGATCAATAGGGATAATGTCAAGGGCATCATCAAGAAGTCGCTTCGTTTGGAATGCGGTATAACCGACCAGAAGATAGTGGATGCATTCACGGATGACAGGATAGTCAACCTTCTTCATGGTGAAAAACGCACTGGGGCTTACATATACAACGTTGTTCACATGCTCGTGCTGCGAGCGCAATCATTTGATGCGAAGATCACGGTCAAGTGGATAGAGAACGAGATCAAGAGCGATATTAGCTCCATGGAGGACATGAAAAAGGGCTATGCCATACAGGATAGGATGGGAGGCGATGTGTCCGGAGGAAGAATAGGGTTTAATCCCCCCCCTGCTGGCACGGATCCGGAGCATGATTTTTCATCTGATGATGACTGAAAAGATGGTCGTCCTATTTATGATGGATGCCATACTTAACTGGACAAACCATCTATGAGCAAGTTGTTTCTGTAGATCAGAACAATTCCCCTGTATCAGCGGCTACGTTCGATACCGTTCTTTACAGAAATGGATCGGCCTATGCCTTGACGGTTAACACCTCTTTGTATGATGCAGCAAGAGGGATATTCGCGGTGAATTTCGTGCCCGATGACATGGGCCGTTATCAGTTGTACATGAACAACACCACCACGAACATGATCTACATCAGCGATGTTTATGACGTGACCTCTGCTGGTACGATAGCCAACATTTATGTGGGGATTTGATGTTATCGCTTGATTTACAAGCTCTTTGAGCTTGAAAAGCTATTTATGGATGGACTGTAGCGTACATCCATATGAGAAATTGGGACTTAGCCACTCAAGCAGAGAGGGATGAGGAGTTGCTTAAATGCATGCTCGACCCCGTCTACTTTATCAACAACTATGCGGTCGCCTTCAATGTGGTGACACAAAGGTTCGACAACATTCAATGCTTCCCGTATCAGGAGAACGTTATTGATCAATATCTGACGCATGCCTTCAATATCATATTGAAGAGCCGCCAGTGTTTACCTGAAGACACCTTCGTGGACACACCTACTGGTCCTAGAAAAATACAGGACCTACAGGTTGGTGATGCCGTGTTTTCATATGATCTGAAAAATGGTCGTATGGAAGTAGATAAGGTATATGATGCTTGGTGAAGCGGGGATAGACAATGTGTGAAATTCAAGCTTCAGGATACCCGCAATTTTGAGGTTGGAGAGAATCATCCATTTTACGTCAAAGGCAAGGGGTTTGTAAAAGCAAAGGATATAGTCAGGGGTGATGAAATATTGAATGACAACATTGGATTTGGTCACCAAGTTCCATCCGATAGCGAGATTAAGTTGCTCGCATATCTGATAACAGATGGAACGACGAAGAAGCAAGTAAAGTTCACGAACAATAATCTCGAATATCTAACTGAGTTCGAAGAGAGTGTGAACGATATGTTTCCATCGCTTCATGTAAGTCGCATACCAAAGCTTAATGGATATGATTATATGCCAGCACAAAAGCACGGGGTTAACACAGTAAACCCTGTGATGGAATGGTGTAAAACGAAAAACATAGCTGGCAAGTTATCAGCCGAAAAGTCTCTTCCAGAAGAAGTCTTTCAATGGAGTAAGAGATCTATTGCGCTGTTGTTGAACAGAATGTTCGCAGGAGATGGATGGATATCCATCATGAAGAAGAATGCTGCAAAAAGAATCGAACTTGGAATAGCCAGCCCGAACTTGGAGTTCATGCACCAAGTTAAGTCTTTGCTCAATAAATTCGGAATTTCTTCCAACATATATGAAGTAAAGAATATGAAGCTTCAGAAAAACAGGTTCTTCAAGCTTCGAGTTACACACTCTAAGAGTGTAGCGAGATTTATCCATGAAATAGGGATATACGGAAAAGTAAGACAGGAACATTTGGATATCATTCGCAATGGAAAGCACGATGTAAAAGAAGGAGCGATAGTCAAAAAAACAGAAACCACAAGAGTCTTAAAGTGCTATGATATCTCTGTAGAGAAGAACGAAAACTTCTTTGTAGATGGCCTACTAACACATAACACAGGGATCAGTGTTATAACGGCTGCATATGTCGCTTGGCGCATCATGTTCAAGAGCAATGAAAGGATACTCATTATGGCGAACAACGCCGTGGGAGCCAAGAGATTCCTTTCCCATGTCAAGAGCTTCATAACGAACACACCTCGATTCTTGAAGCCGAAAGGCGGTGATGATAATGGAAGTGTCAAGTGGAACGACACGAGAATAGATATGGCAAACCTTTCTTGGGCAATGGCTTTGGCGGCTTCTGCTCAAGCAGGGCGGGGAGAAAGCTTGACGCTGGTTGTTCTGGATGAGTTTGCATTCGTAGAGAAGGACAAATCGATCTGGACTGCCATCTCACCAGCCCTGAGCATGTCGCAAGGGGATTGCATAATGATCTCAACACCTTTCGGTTCTGGTAACGTATTCCATGAATACTGGGTGGCAGCAGAGCGAAAGAAATCTCTGTTCAACAGCATACGTGTGCATTGGTCTGAAAACCCGTTCTGTGCGCGAGGGCTTAAGCATGTGGAAGAGAATGGTAAGCTCATTCTATGGAGCCCTTGGTATGAAGAGCAGCGTCAGCAATTCAACTATGATTCCGTCAAGATAGCCCAAGAGCTTGACTTGTCATTCCTAGGTTCAAAATTGCTGGCTGTTGATGAGTTGATCGTCAACAAGTACAGGGAGAGGATAGAAAAAGAGAAGGTCGAGCCGATCGCCTACTTCAATCACAAGTTAAAGGCTTTTTCCGAGAAAGAGAATGACTTCTGGGTATGGAAGAAGCCAGAGCCATCAGCAAGTTACATTGTCGCTTGTCTTCCAACTGGAGAAACGGTCATGACGGATTCTGGGCCAAAGAAGATAGAGCATGTGAGGTTCAATGATATGCTTGTGGGGGTTGATGGGAAATTAACGGAGATAAAGAACATACAAATCACCAAAAATTATCAAGGTCAGGTTGTTGAGATATTGCCATCCAACTCATTCAGAAGCACAACATTTACTGGAAACCACCCTATATGGACATCTACAGAATCCGAATTGAAAAGAAACTATAACAGAACTCATGATACATATCGTTTCAACGAGAGGTATTGGGATTTGACAATGGGTTTCAAGCCAGCCTCTCAGGTGGCTGAGGGAGATTGGCTGGAAATTCCCAATAGATTCAGAGTAGATGGCTTGACCGATCAAGAAATGATGGAGAAATGGAAAGAAAATTCAGAAAAAATAAGGTATGATCACTCTATGAAATGTCCAGTGTTGGATGCAGATTTTTGGTGGTTTGTAGGAATGTGGCTTGCTGAAGGATGGGCCACGAAAAACGGATATGCATACAACGTGGAGACGGCTCACAATGTTAAGGAGAAGCATTATGCGAATAAGATAAAGAACGTGATGTCAAAATATGATAGATCGGTCAATATTCAAGAATGTGACGATAATACTATAAAAACTTTGTTCACGAGTCGTGAGGTTCATTCTTTTTTACACAAAACCTTTGGTAAGCACGCTAATGGAAAGATGATTCCAGATTGGGTTAAAATGATAAGGCCAGAATTCAAGAGACAACTTATCAGGGGATATCTGGAGGGAGATGGTTGCTGGATAAAAATCAATAGGAGAGACAGAAAGAATAACGACTCAAAAATGTCGTTTACCAGCGTATCTCTTGAGTTGCTTGAAGGAATGCAAGACATGCTTTTTTCACTAGGAATCATTTCATGTCTCAACCTTCTACGAAATGAAGGAATATCCATATTCGTTAAAAATGGTGAGAATAAATCATACAATACAAAAAAAACATACAGCCTTAATTTAGCAAATCATGATTCCATAAAATTGGCTGACCTTATTGGATATGAGCATGATTTTTCTGAAAAGAACAATAGGATAATAAGCAATTGTTTTTTCAGCAAGGATATGTCGAAGATCTACATGCGTGTGAAAAAGGTAATCAAAAAATTGTATCACGGTCCCGTCATCAACTTTGAAACAACATCACACACATTCATGTGTAGAAATATTGTAACACACAATTGTGACGTTGCGCGTGGAGATGGAAACGACTACAGTACGATACAGATACTTGATGTTAATACGCTGGAACAAGTTGCTGAATATCAATCCAAAATAGACCCAGACATGTTCGCGGATGTTATAGCCGCTGCTGGTCTGGCATACAATGAAGCTTACCTCGTTGTTGAGTGTAACAGCATGGGATTGGCTACAACATATAAGCTGGAAAGGAGGTTGAAGTACAGTTCAAAAAGGATGTTCCATAGTAAGTCGTTCAAGAAGATACATGTACGGCCAACAGATTATGAGGACTTCGCCGTTGAGCAAGGGAAACAGATACCGGGATTCCAAACGACGTTCCAGTCAAAGGTCATGGTCGTTGACGCCATAAGGACCGCCATGCGAGAGGAGGTCGTGAAGATAAACTCCATACGATTGATGAATGAGTTCAACACATGGGTTATGGAGACCAAATCAGAACGGGTCACTGCTGAAGCAGAAGCGGGATACAATGATGACTTGATCATGGCGCTTGGTATCGGTCTTTACATAAGACAGACCGAATACAGCAATCTTGCCATAAGCAATAACATGACCAAGGCCATGCTCGATGCGTTCGCGGTTTCTACATCCCCCATGTATGGAAAGAACATGTCCAGAGAAGAGAAAGCGGCCGATGAAAAGGAAAGGCGTGACGCTATAGAGAAGAATACCGGACTGTTCTTTTTCAGGAATGGCAACAACATGGATGAAGAGGATCCCAACGACACCTCATGGTTGATAGGATGATGTTTTAGACTACGAAGTGATTATATTATCAGAATGGCTGAAAATAGAGAGAACATATTCATAGGCGTTCTGGACGCCTTGCGCAGGAACAAAAGTGGTCAATCCGACCCTGTTACGACGCAAACGCAGAGGGTACAAGTACTCGACGCGAGAAGTTCAGGTTCGAGCAGGGAGCAAGCTCAGCAGCAGTTCCTTGATATGCAGGTGCATAAGATCGCGAACGACATCTATTCGCGGACGATCTATTTCGATACCGACAGGGTAAGTGCTTATCAGGATTATGAGGCCATGGACCACTCTCCGGAAGTGCGTCAAGCCCTGAACATCATGCGCGATGAGTGTCTCACCCCCAACGAATATGGGGAGATACTTCAGATCTATTCCGATCAGGATCGGGTTAAATCAGCCCTCAAGGATTTGTTCGTGAACAGGCTCAACGCTAATTTCATGCTCAAGCTCTGGATAAGGGAGACGTTGAAATATGGCGATCATTTCGTGTATTTGAACGTCAATAAAGACCAAGGGATAACCGGGATACGGGATCTTCCCGTATCTGAGGTGTTCAGAGAAGAGGGATATGATGATGACATCAATTCAGTGCGTTTCAGGTGGGAAGCTGGAGGAGAGTATTTCGAAGAGTTCCAAGTGGCCCACTTCAGACTGCTTGAGGACACCAAGAGAATACCATACGGAAGGTCGATACTTGATGCGGCAAGAAAGACATGGAAGCAATTGCAATTGGCGGAGGATGCCCTGCTTGTCTATCGTATAACAAGAGCCCCGGACAGAAGGGTGTTCTACATCGAGGTTGGTAACCTTGACATGGCCGACGTTGGTCCGTACATACAGGCCATGCAGCGGTCCGTCAAGAAGGCAGCTATTGTTGATCAAAGAACCGGGAACAAGGATTACAAATACAATCCGCAGAACGTTACGGAGGATTTCTTCCTTCCTGTTCGTGGTGACCACCACTCAAGGATAGACACGTTGCCGGGAGCATGTTTGGCATTGGACACCAAAATTCGCCTGCTTGATGGGAGAACGCTGGAGTTGAACGAGATCATCAAGGAACATGAGTCAGGAAAGGAATTGTGGTCGTATTCCATCAATCCCAAGACCGGAGAGGTGGTTCCGGGCAAGATCACGTGGGCGGGCGTGACTCGGAAGAATGCGCAGGTAGTGAAGCTGACGCTAGATAATGGCGAAACAATGGTGGTTACTCCCGACCACAAGTTTCCCACGAAGTTCAATGGAAAGAAGGAGGCGAAGGACCTGCTGGGAGAATCATTGTGGAGCTTTAATAGGAAGTTCGATATTATCAAAGGCGCTGGTAAGAGAAATCGGAACACTTACGAGATGGTGTTTGATCACGGTGTCAACGATTGGAAATACACACATCGAATGGTCGCCAATTTCTTCAAGAAAAGAGGTGAGCATGAGGAAGTTTCATATCTAAATGAGTACGCAGGTCTTGATAAGGCCACTATCCATCACAAAAACTTTGATCGATACAACAATGATCCAAGTAATTTGTGTTACATGAATTCGAAGGATCATTTCTATTATCATCAGGACCATGTAAAGCAGATGTATGAGTTCTATGGCGCTGATGTGACAAATGAGTGGAAACAGAATAGAAGAGATGGTTTGAAAGAGTATTGGAGCAACATTAGTTCCGATGAGTTTGAAAATAAGCTTCGTGTAGCGAAGGAAAATCTTTCCAAGGCAACACCTGCTCTTCAAGAACTGATGAAGGACCCTGAGTTCAAGAAGAAGTTCTATGAAAAGACATCGAAGGCGTTGCAGGTGACACAGAACATACCAGAGTTCAGAAAGAGGCAGAGCAAGAACGCCAAGAAGCAATGGCAATATGGAGGGATTCGCGAAGCGGTTGCGGCCAAGCAGAAGCTCAAATACACGGAGTCGATGTTACAGTCGGTGGTCAGCATGTGCAAGTCAGGCCTGAATGGAGCGGAGATATTGGTGCGCATCAACGAGCCGGGTTCTTTATTCATGCAGGAGTTCATGTCACTCAATGCCGGGAATAAGCAGTTGGTCAAGATGAAGGGCGGGTTTACCCACAACAACCTGAACAAGATGGTTGTGTTCTTCGGCTATAAGAACTGGAGGGACTTCGTAAAGAAGGTGAAGTTCTTCAATCACAAGGTTGTTGCTGTTGAGTGGCTTGATGCGCATCAGGACACCGGAACATTGACGATAGACGGGCAAGAGCAATACCATAATTACCACACGTTTGCGCTTGATTGTCAAGTGTTTACATACAATTCCAACCTCGGAGACATTCAAGATATCGAATACCTTGAGAACAAGCTGTTCTGTTCTTTGGTCGTACCAAAGGCATATTTGAACTTCGCGGAAGGACTTCAAGGAGGAACGACGCTGTCACAATCCGATATACGTTTTGCCAGAACGATCATCGGATTCCAAGAAAGCATGCTGATGGAATTGACGCGTGTCGCCAAGATCCACTTGCTCTTCTTGGGATACAAGGACGATTATGAGAATTTCGAACTCAGGCTCAACAATCCATCCACGCAGTTGGAATTGATGAAGCTGGAGATCATGAAGGCGAGACTAGAAGTTGCCAAGGAGTGGCACAGCATGGATGCCAACAGCTTCGCATCATGGACGTGGGTCATGGAAAATATACTTGGCTTCTCAAAGAACGACATCAAGAAAATGCTCAAGCAGAAGAAGGTCGAGAAGAAGCTGTTCGCAGAAATAGACGCTGGTGCTGAGACGTACAGAAAGACGGGTATCTTCGCTGATATAGACAGCAAGTACGAGATAGCTGGTGCCGATCCGAATGGTGGAACTGAAACAGAAGAGGGCGGTGGAGGAGGAGAAGGAGGTTTTGGTGGAGGAAGCTCATTGGGAGATGATGGAACAGGAGCAGGAATGGGTGGAGAAATGCCCGATCTCGGTGGATCCGATGGAGGAGAATCGGGAGGTCCTTCTTCAGCAGGAGGTCCGCCATCAACTGGCGCGTCACCGGAAAGCGCACCTGAAATGGCTTTGGGAGAAAGTAAGATCATCCGTCAAAAGGAAACATTCGAAACCAGAGTTGATAGCCTGTTCGAGGATGAGGATGAGAAGAGTCGACTGCTGGCCATTAGCAAGAATGAAAAGAATGGTCTGCTCGAAAAAAGCAATGCGATCATAAAAGGGGCGGATTCGCTGTTCATTGCCATACAGAGGAAATTCGGCGATGAGATGAGCGAGAGAGGAAGGCATATGATCAAGGAAGCGCCGCTTGTGCCCGATCCAAACAGCCCTCTCTTGCAGGACTACAATGAGCACACAAGCAGGTTGGCTGAGATAATCGAAAAGATGGAGCAACAAGGCATAGAGGATGCCGATGAGGTCATATTGCCGGATAACACCGTTATAGAAGAACAATCAGATGAAGAGATATCTGAATGAACAAACGCCTGAACAATGTCAATGACTATCATAAGGCTCTTTGGGACTGGGAGGACATCAAAGAGTTGATGGTGCAAAC